AGTCAAAGTCGCAAGAGCTGATTCAAAATGAGTGAGATAACTATATATGCCCGATTCGAAGATTCACGTAAACGTTTAGAACTATTATCAACAGATGTACCAGAATTTTTACAACGTAGATTGATTCGTGATCGTGATTACATCTACACATTCAATGCTTTAACACGGGTACACACGTTACGACTATTTGGATTATATAAATACACATTATTTAGTGAAAGCGATAAGCAACATGCTTTATTTTCTTTGCCGATATCATCACGTAATGAGGCAATAGATGCGGACGTGCTTGAATATGAGATTAATGCGTTTGTTCAACAATTATCTTCTTTACCATACCACAGGGAGGAAGGCGCATTATATAATTGGTTGTTGGCTTCAGCAGCAAGGGCGAATAATTATGCAGAGCCATGGGCTCGTGCTGTCGCTAAAGATCCAAGATTATGTAACTATATGCAAGAGCGAAACGCATTTGAGAGAATATTCGAAATCATTAATAATGAGAGTTTAGACATACCAAATGCAACATCAAATTGGTTTTCATTTGAACGCGCAGGAGTTATCATGAGAATATTTACTCCTACATTAGACATGCAAACAATTATAACAAAAGTTATGAATGGTAAAGTAGAGGCGGCATGTCACGTAACGTATCATTTCAACGCGCCACATGTTTTTATTTATTCGCACATCAATGCTATGTATTCTCATTTTATTGATAATCTATATCATGACTGGAATCAAGAGAGAAACTTGCGATCAGGAGCGGTGATAATACTCGAACGTATTTGTGAACGCTTAATTCCTCTGAATGCAAATGAAGAAATAAGGAAATTATCAGCATTAGGTAATGTTTATCCATATATTAAGGGACAACCTACAATTAATGAGTCAACAAAAGTCAAAGATCTGTTACACTTAGCAGACTCAATGCGCGATGATGAGTTAAGAGCGCCGTATTACTTATCAAGTCTACAAAGACAGCATGATATATACATGCCTTTCGAATTATTTACATTCTTTCGAAGCATTAATTTGACAATTCCATTCAAGGTAAGATCGTTGCCTAGTGAGATATCTGCTGATTATATAAACGATACATTAACATCAAATATGAGTAACAAAGTGACTTGGGAGTTAGCGTCTTCTGGAGCTATCGGATTTAGTAGGAAAATGATCGAAGGTAACCAGATTTCAAGTTCACATTTAAGAGTTACAGAAGTGAATGCTATTAGTGTGCAATTGAACGAGATGTTGGCGATGCAATATGACGCACCGACTACAACATTAAGACCATCGTTAGATGAAGAAAGAGAGATGATGATAGCCGCTCAGAATAGGTTCATGAGTCCAGCGTCTCGGATGATGTTACACTTCAACAACGTGAGTTATTTAAGACCTAAAGCGTTATTAAGCGCATTGATACGAAATGAGATAACACGTATTAAAGATAAGAAAGCTGAAAGAGAGGTGCGTTACAGCGCTTCTGAGGAACTACTGCTATTTATGGGCACAAATAGAGAATACTTTGTTAAGGAATCTGAAGACGAGAACGAGTATATCATTATAGAAAATGGAGATAAATTAGCACCAAGCGGTCAATTACGATATAATAACTCCACTCCAAAATTGTTGAGCATATATGGTATAATGATTAATAGAGTGTTAGCTGGAGGACCATATGTAACGAATTTAATGAATGAAGGAGAGTCGTTAGTGGTATTAGGTGCGATAGATGAACCAATGGTTGGGATACTACGTGATTATCACGACAGAGCGAGAGTACGAGTGTCAATAACGGGACTCGGGGATAATGCTAATGGTACGTTTATTCGAGACGTCATCCCTAGCCTAAGCATGCGTAATTTAAAGGCAACGTATGTACTATCAGACATAGATTCGATAGCCGACAAATTTGAGACAGTGGAAGAAATGATCGCTTTTGTAATTGAGATACTTCGAGCATGCTATGCTATATCATCAACTGGAGCTTTCAAAATTAATGAGCCATCAGGAGCGTTGATTTTGGCGTTACGAGATGAATTGATAAAACTATCGCGTAGAGTAGCGACGTATAGAGTATTACGGGTTAGCACACAAAATATGTTCACTAATGAAGCGTTCTTCATCTATTATCCAAGATCATCTGATTTTGAAATCGATCAATATTTGTTAGATCACGAAAGTGTGGTTATTACATCTTATATGCAAAGCGTATCAGGAAATGACGTCGCGTTTGTTCCAGGTGTATATAATAAGATAGACGCTGATGAATTAAATGGTGAGTATTCAAATATCATTGCGTTATCTGTGCCATATGCTCGCATACATGAGACATTTGAGAATATGTCTCTATACTGTTCAACCGTAATGACAAGTTTAAATGAAGCAAGGACTCACATTAACGTAGTGGGCAAAACATCATATGATAGAATGCATTTAGTATCAAGGAGCGATGATCACTTATTTGATGATCGATTGATGAAAAGAACTAACATACAGAGTTTTGGCGGAACTAAAAACAATACAATAACGATAAGTCGATATAGCTTTGCACCATGGTATGTTATACATAGACATGGAACGTATGTTGCGATCAATGAATACTTGAGTGATGCAAATGTTTATGCGATCATTGATGAGGTCGTATCCATAGGTGGGCGAAATCAAACAGATATCAAAATGTGGCCAGTCGATGTTGATGTAAGGATTATTGACCCGAATGCAGTTGAAGGTGACTATACCCATAAGAACATTATAATTGAGCGGGCGTTCTTCGATTGGCAAACTATCGAGGATGACAAATGTTATATAGCAACTTTTGTTGTAATGACTTCACCTCAAGGAGCTCCAATTACAAGCATTGATCAAATTAATTCAATTAAGGCAATGGCACATGCAATTGCGAATGCAAACAATTCATACTTTGTATTTAATTGTTATACACAACGAACCCTTAACGCTTTTGGTTTAAGTTCACTACATGATAGAATCAAGGTTAATATGGAGGCTGGTACAATAGCGATAGCTAATTACGCTCCGGTTCAGGTATTAGACTATGAAGAAATTGTGAATACGGTCGAAGAAGAGGGTTGCGTTATTAGTGAGATTACAATGTCTGTCGATCATCTCGTGCAGGCAATGGCAATGGAAGGGATGGTGCCGGATGCTTTTAAAAGTATTTACGCATTAACAGCTGCTGCATCAGTTCCGATATTCTACGTTCGGCGTGCTAGTTAATCTGACTCAGAAAACGGATTAGTTCGAGAGAGGGGGAACCTCTCCGCATTATGCTCGTGCGTGCGACGAAAATAGC